AGAGACTAAGAAGTCAAACAATGCTCTTTGTCCAACTAACTCTAACATAAAGGATTCGATTGCTTGTTTTATTTCGTTCCTTGTTAAGCCATCATTTGGTTCAAAAATAAACGGTTTTGCTATGGCATCTAATTGATTTCTTAGATACACTGTAAGTCTTGCTACGTTTATTCTATCTAGTGCCGATGGTGCTGATGTTTTAGTTAGGTTACCAAAGTTTACAATACCTGCTCCTGAGAAGAAAGTAATTGGATTTATTTTGACATCATGCATTGTATCTCTTATTGACTCCGTAACAGATATCTGAGAGAATTCACCTTCACTGTCAATAAATCCGACTGCTGTTTTTTGCATAGTCTTGAATTGCTGTGGATGTTCCTTCTAATCTAAAAGGTGTATCACCAATTACAAATGCTGTTGTGTTACGATCAGTGTTCAAAGCAACCATGTTTGAAATTACTTCTGGATAACCAGGACAAGCAATAACATTGTAACCTCTTTGGTCTTCTCTAATTGCTTGGTTAGTATCTATTTCTGATTTCAGTTGTTGCACAACAACTTTTCTTTGTGCTTTTCTTCCAAAAGTTCCTGACCCATCTTCTTTGTTTGCAGATTTTGTTACCCATCTGTCTGGATAGTAACCACCTACAGATTCGTTATTGAATCTAGGGTTTCCTAATCCACTTGAACCTGAACTTGGATATTTTGTTTGATTAATGTAATTGTTTTTGTATTCTTTTACATTGAATCCAGAACGTCTAGTGTTAAACAACAACATTCCTTGAGGATATAGTGCTGGATCTGGTGCATCAGGATCTAAAAAGTTATCACTTAATAAATCTTTGATTGAACTAGCTGTCCCAGCCGCTGTAGAATTGTTAGCGTTCTTTTCTGTTGATGTGTGATATCTAGCATCAGCAAAAAGTATACCATCTTCAGTGGTTTGATCAGTTTTATCAACTAACTCAAATGCCGCACCAGTTGTTGTTACTGCTACTTGGTTGGCTGTGTTAGTTGAACTGATTGTTGCCGCTGTGTTATATTTGTAAAGTTTTGGATAGTTTTCTAAATCACTAGTGTCAATCCATAAATCGTTATTGACAAGCGGTGTACCATCTGATTGTGTAGTTGGTGCCGTGGCACTAAACTGTGGACCATTTGGATCTGTTGCTGAATAAGCATTTTTGTATCCAATAAATGTTGTTCCATTGTGTGCTAAAATATCAGCTTCATCAATCTTAGTGTCGTACCATAATTTACCGTCTGTTGGTTCACTTGTTGGTTCACTTGTACTAGCTGTGTAACTTAATCTTTTGAAGTTAGTAGCTATGACTTCGTTACCCACAGTTGAATCTTCCGAATCACCTGTTGGTGCAACATATAAGTTGTCAATTAGTGTTGTTGAATTTGCAGTGAATCCACCATATGAATGAGCGGCACTTGTTCCAAAGCCTGCATCATCAAGTGGGGTACCACTTGTGTTGTTCATTCTAAATTCACCACCTAATTTATGTTTGATGCTGATAGCACCTTTGAACTCACCTTCAGTGATAATTGATGCAACTAAATTAGTAAATCCTGCCGCGGCAAATGCTGTGACAAAATCTTCTGCATCACCTAATGTAGAACCATCACCTGAAGTCATTGTAACTGTTTTTGCAGTGTCTAATGCTTCTTGATTTTTTAATGATTCTCTAACTGTAAAAGTTTCATTTGCTGTGAAACTTGGGAAAGTTGTTTTAGAATTAATAATTGTTTCGCCACCTTCGTATCTAAAGATTTGAAAGTCACCTACATTAGTTGTAGTGTCATCTTGTCCACCTACACTTTGTTCTGTAATGTTGAATTGTGTGTATAAATCACCAACACTTAAACCTGTTCCACCATTTGTTGGGTCAAGTTTGAATATTGCTTGATGATTTGTAGCGTGCAATGGAGCAGATACTGCTGAGAATGCACCTGCTGATGAGCTGTAAAGTTTTACACTTATGTTCGCACCTGAATTTGCAGATGTTGTTTTGAACCAAACAGATCCGTTAGGTCTGTCTTCGTCTGCTGTTTTCCAAGTTGGTCTTGATGTGTGTGCCGCTTGTAAAAATTTAGGACCTTGTGCTGTGCCGGCTGTGATTCCAAGTTCAGCCAATAGTCCTGAACCTTCTTCAAATCTAATTGTGTTAAATCCTGCTGTAGAGTCACCAAATCCTAAACCATTATGGAATATTTCTAGAGCACTTGTTGAAGTGTTGATGCTTGAAGATACTCCTGGAATACTAGCATTGTTGATAGCTGTGTTGACATCTGATAATGCTGTGCCACCTGTTGTGACCTGTACTCCGTTGATCTGCATGGTTGCTGATCCAGTTACAGTTGTTCCTGATGCTACTGTTTTTACAGGTAGTGTTAAGTGCCAAGCACTTGAACCCAAATGCACCCAAGTGTTGCTGGCAGATTTTTTGTAAATCTTGTTGCTTACATGAGTTGTATTAATTGCGTAGTCACCTTGTGAACCAATGTTTGTTTTTGGTGCACCTGTTGAACTGTTTCCTACCAGGTCAGAAACTGATGTAATCAACGTTGGTGTTTTTGCTGTGAATTTTTGATCTGTTTGTGACCATTCAAATATACCATAAGAGCTTGATGCAAGGTCAAACCAGTATGTGCCGTCTGTTGGTCTTACAGTTGGAGGATTTGCACTACCAATTAAGTCTGCTGTGTCAACATTCGCTCTTAACACATAGGCTCTGTTAGCAACGCCCAAAAATGAGTATGCCGCTTGTAATCCATACTCGTTCAATTCATATCCGTGTAAAGGATTGCCTGAAGCATCTTGATAAAATTTTGGATCTCCAAATGTTTCTGTTAATTCTCTTTGTGATGATATTAGATATGCAGTGTTGGCGTTTGCAGTTTCTGTTCCTGCCGCTGTGCCTGAGCCTGCACCATTCTGTTTGTCTTGACTAGATGCTACTATAAAAAGAGGTGTTGTACCCGCATCTGATGGTACATAGAAACTTTCGTCTATTACACTTACCTCTACTCCTGGTGATGATAATGCCATTTTTCGTAATCTCCTTGCAAGTTATACGTATATAGATTATTTATTCAATCGTTCGGTTTTTACGACAAAATTTACCATTTTTAGGTCCCTATATAGGCGACGTAAATAGTGTATATGGATAAGAACATAAGACCTTTGTGTACGCAGTGTAAAACTAGACCAAGAGCATATGCTTACAAAAGATACAACAAGATATATTGGAGAAGTTTGTGTGATAGATGTAACCGTATCAAAGCAGATAAGAAAGTTGGCGGAGTTACTGTACTTCAACGATCTGGGTATAAAAAACTCAAAAAATGTGAATTATGTGGATTCAAAGCACAGCATCAAGCACAACTGGATGTGTTATTTCTTGATGGAAATCTTAGGAATGTATCAGAATCAAACTTGAAAACGGTTTGTGCTAACTGCCAAAGGTTGAGCAGTGTTCGTAGACTGGGCTGGCGTGTGGGCGATCTTATTGCCGACGATTAAGCTATCTACTTTGTTGTAAAGGTCCTGTAAAGTGCCATCATTTGTAATAGTAATATCATAATCACGTTCTAACCAATCCCACTCAGATTGATGTGCACCTTTGGATTGCATTTCTTTTTTAGTGGGCATATGTCCACGCTGTACACAAAGTATAATGCCACCATGTGCTTTTATAGTTTTCATTTCATTACTAAATCTAGTATCTGATATTACTGTATTTTGTCCTTTGTATCGGCCCATACAACTGTCTAGCCATATACCATCATACATTTGTCCACGCATTACTTCTGTTCCAAAATGCTGTAGAACCCACCTTGGTGTAACAGGTTTCCCTAATCTTTCACTCCAATAAGCATCGGGCTGTTCTCGCCAATGTCTGCTTGATACAGTATCACCTTCTAACATTTCTCTATCCCAGTTAAACATGGCGGCCACAGCATCTTTTAAACTTTTAGCAAAACTGTCTTTTATATACCCGTGTTGTTGCACTAGTCTTTCTGCTACTGTGTCTTTACCAGAACCTATCAGCCCTACAATTCCTATTAGCATCTATTGATTATACTTTTTTTTGACTGGTTTTTCAAGTATTTTTTTTACAATTTCATACCAGTATACGCCGCTTGATCTTAATTGTGTATTTTGTTTTCTAAGCCTGTTCAATTTTCTTTTTACAACAGTAAACTTTTTTGCTGTCATGTTTGGATCGGTAGAAAGTTCTGCAATGATTTCATCAATCACAGGGCAACTGTATTCTGGAATTTTGGGGGCACGGGCCTTAATTGTTTTTAAGGAAAAAATTTTCATTTAAATTCCTTGCAGTTTTGGATTATTTGGTGCTAGTATATTTTTTTCAGCTCTAGGTCTTGACAAAGGTCTTTCCATTTGTTTTTTATGAATGGCTTTGTGTGCCTTAGCAGTTTTGATTTTTTTACGAGCGATTTCAAAATCTTTGAAGTTCATAACACTCTCCTTTTTACAGTTAAGTGCGTTCCTTCAACTTTTGTCTACTTCCGTCCCCATGGGATGAACGTATAATTATTTATTAAATTAACTATTCTTTAAACGTTTTTCTATTTCTTTTTTGGCCTCTCTAGCAGATTCTATAATTTGACGTCTTATGCTTTTTTTATTTTCTTTTAAAGCGTGAATGCTCATTCTTTCCAAATCCTCAACAACATTTTCTAGTTCTTCAAGAGTAAGATCTGCATAGGTTTTGTAACGGTCTTGTTCTAACATACCGTTATTATTTAAAGTGATTTGTTTTAGAATTAACCAATAACAAAACTGTGAGGTGAGCCACCTTCTGCAAAATTGCCAATTTCGTTGTCTAGTCTTTCCATTTCAGCAAGTCCTGACGCTTTCAATTCAGCACCATTAAGTGTTGTGCCTCCTTGCGGACCTGCAATGGTGTTGAATTTACCTCTTGCTTCGCCTAACATTGTTTTGGACACTGCAAGTGTATAATCTCTAATCCATGGTTTTGCATATATGTCTTTGAAAAGTGTTATGTCAGGTCTAAAATTATCAGTATGCATTAAAACTGTTTCTGAATCTGCTCTAGGTCTTTGTGTGATTGTTAATTTTTTGGTAGCAACATCGTAATGGAATTGTATGAATGAACCAAACAATTTACCTACTAATTCTTGATAAGAAGCAAAAGCATAATAAGTGGCCAACCCACCTGTAGCACCTGCTCTCAATAGGTATGTATTTGTGTATGCTAAATTGAATGGTTCAAACAATGTACCACCTTCGCCACCTTCAGTCCTTGAACCTACAGTTCTTCTATGTAATCTTCTGACATTTATAACTTCATCTGGTAAAATATATGTGTTTTGATCTTCTTTCAACTGTAAAAAAGCATATGACTCTTCCACAGCATTTGAACTACGCTGTCTGTATCTATCTATGGCTCTAGTTAGCGCCGTTTGATAGTGTTTAGGGTCTAATTCAACGTCAATCATACCCTCACCTAGATTATTTTTTACATAATCAAATATTTCTTGTTGACCTGTTTGAAGTTCTGACATACACATATTTATAGGTTTGACGTATGCAATAAATATGTATGATATGCCAAGATTATCCATTTTTAAGCCTGAGAAAGGCGCCGACTATAAATTCTTTGATCGCAACATCAAAGAGATGTTTACTGTGGGTGGAACAGATTTACACTTTCACAAATACATAGGGCCTTACGATCAAGGAGACACAAACAAAGACGGAGAAGCTTCTCCAACACAACCACAGTATTCTGGTGACAGTCTAAATGAAAGAACCATACAAGATTTACTATTTTTGGAAAATAGAGATAGAAAATATGACGCTGATGTATACACAATTCGTGGAATATACAATGTTCAAGATATAGATTTCAATCTTTCACAATTTGGAATGTTTTTACAAAATGATACATTATTTGTGACTGTGCATTTAAATGACAGTGTTGAAAGATTAGGAAGAAAACCAATGAGTGGTGATGTGATTGAGTTTCCACATATGAAAGATGATTTCAGTTTAGACGAATCCATACCAATTGCATTGAAAAGATATTATGTAGTAGAAGATGTAAACAGAGCCGCCGAAGGATTTTCACAAACATATTGGCCACATTTATTAAGATTGAAATTAAAATCATTAGTAGATTCTCAAGAATACAGAGACATTTTAGGTGACGCCACAACTACTGGATCTTTGGCAAGTTATATGTCAACTTTCAATAGAGAAAAAACAATTAGTGATCAAGTATTAGCACAAGCAGAAGCAGATTCACCTAAAGCAGGATTTAATTACAAACAATACTATGTTGCTCCTATTGATGAACGTGGTAACATTAGGACAGATAATGTTAATTCTACAGATAGAATTTCTACAGATAAAAATATAAATGCAACAATAGATACACCGGCGGCTAGCCATTATGGATTTTATTTAGACGGTGACGGCGTAGCACCAAATGGAAATCCTGCAGGCTTTGGAATATCATTTCCAAACTCTAATGTTGAACAAGGAGATTATTTCTTGAGAACAGATTACTTACCAAATAGATTGTTTAGATATGATGGTAACCGATGGGTTAAGGTTGAAGATTCAGTAAGGATAACTACAACAAACACTGATTCAAGATCAACACAAAAAACTGGTTTTGCTAACACATCAGGAACAACAACAATAAATGGTTTAACAGTGGATCAAAGGCAATCATTAGAAAGTGCGTTGAAGCCAAAGGCTGACAATTAATGTTACATTTTTATTCAGGACAGGTTAGAAGATTTTTAACTCAGTTCATGCGAATACTGAACAATTTCAGTGTTGAGACTGGCAGAGGCAAAGACGATGAAATAGCTTTACGTCCTGTGCCTGTGGTGTACGGAGACGCAACAAGACAAGTTGCTAACATAATTAGAAACAATTCTGAAAATGCTTTAAATTATGCACCAAAAATTGCTTGTTACATAAGAGAATTAAATTATGACAGAGAGAGAATGCAAAATCCTTATCATGTTGAAAAACAACATCTTAGAGAAAGAGATGTATTAGATGATGGATCATATAGTAATAAACTAGGTGCTGGATATACTGTAGAAAAAGTTATGCCTTCGCCTTTTCGATTAGAAGTCACAGCAGACATTTACAGTTCAAACACAGATCAAAAATTACAAATTATGGAACAAATATTATATTTGTTTAATCCTGATTTTGAGATACAAAAATCAGACAATTACATTGACTGGACCAGTTTAAGTTATGTTGAACTTACAGGTATAACATTTAGTTCACGTAGTATACCTGTTGGTGCTGACACAGAAATTGATGTAGCAACAATGACATTTAGTATGCCAATATGGTTGTCACCTCCTGTAAAAGTTAAAAAACTAGGAGTAGTACAAAAAATTATCATGAGTATTTACGACGACGATGGCGGTATAAACAAAGGATTAATAAGCGGACCTTTGATATCGCAAAGTTTTATAACGCCAAACAATTTTGGCTTATTAGTGACAGGAAATCAATTAAGATTATTAGGAACAACTGGAGTAAATGTTACGTCTGGTGGTGACGGATTCCAAACTGGTGCAACTGAACCTTCGTTAGCTGATCCTTTTGAAACATTTGGGCCTCCAGTAAATTGGAAAGTGCTTTTGGATCAATACGGAAAAGTGAGAAACGGCACTAGTCAGATTAGATTACAACAACCAACTGGTAATGAAATAGTTGGTACTATTGCCACGAGTAGTTTAGATGATACAATTTTATTATACACTATAGACGACGACACTATTCCAGCAAATACGTTAACAGCAGTTAAGAAAATTATCAATCCAACAACGTTTGCACCAGGCACACCTGCTGATGGAGACAGATATTTAATAATTGACGAAATTGGTGATTCTACTGCAACAGTGCAAAGTTCAACGTGGGGTACATTAATTGCAAGTGTAGGAGATATAATTCAATACAATTCGTCTGAAAGCAGATGGCAAAAAGTGTTTGATGCTAGTAATCCTGACTCAACACTTCATTATGTTACCAATTCAAATACAGGTATACAGTATAGATTTACCGGCACAGAATGGGTCAAATCTTATGAAGGCATATACACACAAGGTAATTGGACTATTGTATTAGATGGTGGATTTACTGCAAACGATGACGCCTCAGGTCAAGACGCCACTACTCCATAAAAAATCACGATAAATTATAGTAATGTTATGCATAAGTAGAAATCAATTTTTAATCCTAGCACATCACATTTCTATTATTGTGGGGTTAAGTTACTTTGGAATAAATGTATGGTATGCATTAGGAATTTTTTTTACTAGTATGTTATGGGCTAAATTTGTGGGTCACGATGTCATGCACTTTTACTTTGCACACGGCAAATATACAGATTCTATAAAAAGCTATTTTTACACATTACTAACTTTATGCACAGCCTTAGGATCACCGTTAAGTTTCAGTGCCTCACACAGACAACACCATGCACATTCTGACACAGAATTAGATCCACATAGTCCACATATTATTGGCTGGAAAAGAGTATACTTTTTAAATTGGAAATCACAAAAAATATCGCCTACAATGATAAAAGACTTTGTAAGAAGTAAATTTCAAAAATGGGTACACAAGTATTGGATAGAATGTCATATTACAATTATTCTATTTTTAGCTTTAATTGATATAAGATTAGTGTGTTTTATGATATCTCCGTTTATTGTGTATACATTTCATATAGCAAGTTTAGTCAACACACTATCACATAAACACGGTGAATCACGCAATGCCAAAGAATTAAGATTGATTAATTGGTGGGGTTGGAAGCACGGTGATCATCATATATAATGAAAGAAAATATTATCTGTTCAGGTGCATTGTTCTATGCTACAAGTACAAAACGATTTCTATTTTTACAGAGAACAGATGAAAAAACTCAAGGTACTTGGGGACTTGTTGGCGAACTTGCACGTAACACTGAATCTGCTTTTGAAGGATTAAAAAGAGAAATTGAAGAAGAAGTAGGTGATACACCTAGTTTTAAAAAACTTATTCCGTTAGAATTATTTACAAGCAATGATCAAAAGTTTTTCTTTCATACATATCTTATTGCAGTTGACAATGAATTTATTCCAAAACTCAACAGCGAGCATTCCGGATATTGTTGGTGTGCTTTTGAATGTTGGCCAAAAAATCTACACGGTGGTTTGAGAAATACTTTGAACAACAAAAGTATAAAAGGTAAATTACAGACTATACTAGATTTAATTGTCTAAAAAAAAAGGCGACCCTAAAGCCGCCTTTTGTTCTACTAAAAAGTATTAATATTTATTAGTTGTTTGTTCTCACCGCACAGTTTACCAATTTGATTCCTGTGTCGCTTGAATTTTCCAATGCTCTACCAATAACATTAAATGGTGAAATTGATTCACCTACTGCTACTGCTCTCGCACAACCTTTTATTGATGAAGTAACCAATCTTTGACCTTTAGTTACTGCACCTGCTACTCTCACAGGAGTTCTTCCTGTCATTGCAACAAATGGATGTGAATCGTTGTTACCTGCACCGGCATTCATAGCATAAGCTGGTTGAGTAGATATTACTCCAAAAACATTTTCAGACATTTCTGAAGTTGTTTCTGTTATTTCTGCCTCACCACCTACTTCTACTACTGCACCTTCTGCCATAGGAGCGTCTGCTTCAAAACGCTCCGCAACGTCCGCGTATTGAGCTGAAGTTGATACAGCGTGTACCACATTAGCTCGTACATCTACAAGAGAAAAGTCTGATTGTGGACTGTTTCCTGTACTTTGCGATCTAAGTGCTGTGAAAGCACCACCTGCGTTTCCGTGAATTGTTGTACCGTCATCTGCAAAACTTTCATCCCAAACAAAGAATAAATCTTGTTCAGTTGCAGTTGAAGCATCACCTCTGTTGACCTTCAAGCCTGAAAATGTTGGCATTCCTGAATTAGCAGATACGTTTCTGTTTACTTCAATTACATTGTCTTCAACTGATATTGTTGTTGTGTTGATAATGGTTTCTGTTCCGTCTACTGTCAAGTTACCAGCAACTCTCATATCGTTTGTAACAATTGTTTCACCTGTTGCTGTAATTGTACATGTTCCAGAAGAAGCTATTGTTAGGTTTGTTCCGTTACCTTCAATTTTTTCTCCATCATCTCCAAATGTAAGTCCTATGTTTGCAGGTATGTTTACATCTCCAGTTGCACAAGTTAAATTGATATCCTCACCTGAATTGATAGTTAAGGCTGTACCGTTTGAAGTAATTTTTTCGTTGTCATCAACAAAACGTAGTGGTATACCACTAGGTACTACAATTGCTGTGCCTGCTGTTAGGTTCAACAATGCACTTGAATTGATAGTTAAGTCTGTACCGTCTCCTTCAATCTTTTCACCGTCATTACCAAATGTTAAACCAATGTCTGCACCAATGTTGATGTCTCCGGCTGATCCAACAGTGATAGTCAAGTCAGTACCATCTGATTCTATTTTTTCTGTGCCTGCAAAAGTTAATCCAATGTTTACTGGTATGTTGACATCTGCACCTGCATTTAGGTCAATGTCACCTGTTCCTTTTGCTGTAAGTGCCATTCCAATGTTGGTGTCGTCACCTGTTGCTGAAAGTATTGGTGAATTGCCTGTGTCTTTGTTTGTGATTTTAAATTCATTTACAGCTGATGCCGTTTCTCCAAATACTAGTAATTGAAGTCCGTTTGAATCTGCAATAAATCCTGAATCTGCAAATTTTGGTGCTGTTAATGTTTTGTTTGTTAATGTTAATGTATCCGATGCTATATTGGCATCTTGGTCATCAACGTATTTTTTGTTTGCGAATTGACCATCAGCACTAGGTGCCGCAGTTGCTCCGCCTGTAATGGTATTAGCTGAAGCTGATATTACAATATCACCTACTTCTAAACCGTTGTTAACTCTAAAGTTACGTGTTGTCATGGTTCCATATCTCCCGCATGATTGTTATTAATGTTATTATTTATCCTGCCAATGCAGATATTCTGTAGCCTGAAACTGTTGTGCTACCACCCGATGTGCTTGATGCAAACAGCTCAAGGCTGTTTTCACTTGCAGTGTCAAATTCTGCTGTAAAGTCTAGTTGATGTGTGCCTTTTGTTGAAACAAAAGGACCTTTGGCAACTGCTGGTACTCCTGGTGTTGCCGCTGTGTATACTTCTTGTATGCTGTATGCGCCTTCTGTTCCGTTGGCACCAACAATAAAGTAAACAGCACCATTTCCATCATCGAGATCCATTAAGTCAATAGCGGTTGCAGTCGAACTGACAGTGACAGCGGCGAATGCCTTTTGATTTGCATTGCTTTCTGCTGTCATATTATCTTTCAGTAAAATTTTGTGTATTGTTAAATTCAAATTTGTTTCTGATCCTGCGGCACTTACAACAACATTATCGCCTGATATTGCCGCAGTCAGTGTTATCAACGGATTGTCACCAGAAGTGTTGTTACCATAAGATACTATGTAGGCATCTGACCCGTCATGTACCACTAGTGCCTCTACAACATCCATTTCTGTTTTGCTGTCATTGTCAACACTGATAAAGTATTTTGCACCTCTAAAACTTGCATGTGCGAATGTGTCAATTGATTCCGATGCACTATCAACGTCTGTGTTGCTAGTTGTCACGGTGTTGCCTCTTGTGGCATCTGCTGTGCTTGAAGACATGGCCACTTTATAAAAACTTGTTTTGCAATCAGCTGAGGTACCTGTCGCTCTGAGTCTAAATTGACCGTTACTGACATCTGTGGCCAATGTGGGCACAGTGCCTCCGCCTGCTGACTCTAGCCCTCTTCTGTTTCCTACGAATGATGCTGTATCATTATTAGTTACAGCTAACATTTCTGCACTTATGACCTCATTTACAAGGTCATTGTGTACCAAGAAGTAGAAAGCACTATCAATGAATGTTGCATTTATGCTGTCTATTGTTCTTGCCGCTG